CTTTGAGCCAAGGGCTATGAAGCCTCGGTTTCAAATCCCCTACAAGCTTCTTTTTCGTTTTGGTCGATGTTGTCATAGTTCTGGTTTAGGTTGCCCAGACATTGGACCAGCCTGGACTGTGCTGGTGGTTTTCGGGTACAAATTGCCCGAAAGAACAGGGGGGTGGGGTTTCGTGCGTAAAAAAACGCCTTCTGATTTGCTTCCTTTGCGTGAGTTACAAGGCGCACAGCAGGCTAAGAGGTTCTCCATCTCATGCCCACCGCCGGACTTGCGTGAGATTCTATGATCAACCTGTGTTGCAGTACCACGACAGATGTAGTCATCTCGCTTCAATACCCTGGCTCGTTGATCCTTCCATCGCTGCAAGCCAAGCTCTCGATGTGCTGGGTTCAATGCCATCCCTTACGCTTCCAATGATCTAAGGCTTTGCATGTGTTGGGTTGCTTACCTTCATGAGTCATAGTGTAACCGTACCTATGGCCTATGTATCGTAAGCCCCAATCAATCTGCTCTAGTGGGTTAGCATCCTTAAGCCATTCGCTCTTACCCTGTGGTATCCCATAGACCTGGTGTGTACCTTCTAAGTTACCTACTGCTTTCCAATTCCAGGCACTTTCTTTTCCATATAGGAATGCTAAACATTTGTAATTCTTTACTGTTAATTGTCCTTTAGCATAAGCCTTTGATGTAAGTCTTTTATTAGGATCGTTTGTCGCACTTGCTGCTGAAACCATGTTGAAGCATAGAGCTGCCCCTAACACGATTGCTACCGAGCGAGCTATGCCCTTAGGGGCTCGCTCTGAGCACCTGATGTGCTCTAGCCCTCTGAGTGTACTGGTCATGTCAAGACCTCATTTCATAGTAAATTATGACAAAGTAGGACATATTAAATATGTGAGTTACATCACAATAGAATCAAGTATTTCCTTTCCAAGCTCATAAGGAATCATCGATCGTAATCTTGATCCACCTTTACCACCGCCACCGATACCTTGTGTACCAGTATCAGAGCCACGCTTAGCTGAGTTATGGCAATTCATGCCAGCTTTACACATTGGTCGTGGTGTCCATACTTGTAATTCACCCCATATGTCTGTTGGTTTCATTCTAAAATCACCATACTGACAATAGGTAATAGTTCTGCGTGTAAGCCCTTGAACTACTGGTTGCTTCCTAAGCATTCCTCTAGGGTTTTCCATAAGCCACCCTATTGTTGGCTTCAAGTTTTTAATAAGCTGCAATGTGTATCTTACGCGTTCAATGCCATCTAGAGTCTTTTGATTCTTCGGTTTAGCTACACCATCCTCATAAGTCCAATAATGACGGATTGAAGCTACTGAGAATGTTTGGCATGGTGGACTAGCCCAGATGAAGTCAGGCTGCCCATATTTGTCAATCAGATAGTCAGCTGTGAGCTGTAATATGTCACGCTCATCAGCTTCAAAGTATTCGTCTAGCTCAACCTTAATAACTGTGTGACCAGCATCCTCGAAAGCTTTAGTGCTCGATCCTGTGCCAGAGAAGAAGTCGTAAACAATCATTTATTGTCCGTACTGTAGAATCCCTTGCCTTTGAAAACTAAGCCAGGTGCAGAATAGATGCGATTAGCTTGTGCGCCACAGCTGGTACATCGGACTAAATCGTGATCCATAGATAGTTCTAACTCCATTTGTGTGTTACAGATTGGACAGCGATAGTCATACATCGGCATTAACGGCTTCTTCTTTCCCACAGGCTTTGCACTCCCAATGTTTAACTTTCCAATTACCACAATCAGTACATCTGATTAGTGCCTTTTCCCAGTCAATATCACCTGGAATCTTTGTGTAGCCTGCCTTGCGTAATAACTGCACCAAATCGACTAATGACAACATACAGACGAACTCACCGACTGATGCTTCCCCTTGACCATTAAGTCTGAAACACGCAAAGCCAAGCTTCCCTGATTTGTCTGTGCGTGCTTTGATTTGGCGTAGTGTCCCTTTGATGTCAAGTGAGTTACGAGCCTTAATCTCGATGTCGAACGGAACATTGAGAATGTCCTCGCCTTGACCACGACCGACACTAGCTGCGTGCCACCATTGCTGCAAGTACATGGCGACAATGCGTTCGGTCGCATAACCTCTATGCTTGCGCGATTGGCTTGCCATTAACGGCATGACATTTCAGACAGCGTAGGAATACTTGACCATTAAACTCTGGAGTAATAGCCAAAGGCTCATTGCATAGATCGCAATAGATAACAATAACCTCTGGTTCTTCGAACTCTCCGCCCATGATTGTCGCTCTGCCATTGTCATAGATTATCATTTCACCCATTATCTATACCAGCCTTAATTTCTGTGGTTTCCAAGTGCCGTTAGGCCCTATCTCATACCAACGAATGTCTTCGCCCTTTAGGCATCGATCCATTTCACCAGTAGCAGCTGCTGGACACTTAAAGTGACCCCATTGCTTGCCCTGCTTACTAGTGCCAGAAGCCCAGTGCATTTCACCATGTGGACAACGCGGCACATCTTTGTCAGTAGTGGCACCTATAATGTCCTTCACCGTTGCCACAGCTTCTTCTGCTGTTATTGGCATTGCAACGGTTTTAATCGTCCAGGGATCGTCTTCCTTCTGTACTGGAATATAATCTTTTGTCACAGACATCTGAGTCTTGACAACCTTTGTCATTTCCTCTCTTGAAGCTCTCTTGCCTTTAGCCGCGTAATTTGCGTTTGCAAGCGCCCTAGCGATTGCTGAAGTCTCGCAGTTTTCCAGCGCGCTAGTAGCATTGACACCTCTATCAGTAATCTTCTCCTCAGCGAGTCCTGTGGAGTACGCAACGCTATCTGCAAAAGTCCTATATAAGTATGCTTGAACAATATATTGTCCATTTTGGAACGAAATGAGTTCTGTAGCCACGCGACCATCTGGATTGTCCTTCCACCACTTATCGAGTCTTACTTCACATGTTTCATAATCTTGCAAGTTAAACATATAACTCATCTTCTTCCGTTTGTAGTTGTACTGCTATTGCTAAATACGCTATTGCGTCAATGTAAGAATCTGTGTGGCTTGGCGATTCTTGGATGCGTGAGAGCTTGACTTCGACCATTGCAAGTGCAGCTTGAGCGTCTGTGATTGGGAAATCAAATAGATTGGATAACCTTGCAGATATCCTACCCTGGTTAATTTTCGGATGACCGTAGACCTTGCCACGATCTTGCATGATGTCGATTGCATTGATGAGTGCCTCTGTCGCTCTCATTTATTCTTTCCAGAATTCTTGTCGAGAGATTGAGCGACCGCGTGTATAACCTTCTCGAACTCCATCTTTATGGCCAGTCCAGTACCAGATGAAACTAGTAGCGAACATGACCCCAATGATTCCTAGTGCCTGTATCCAAATCATTATTGCCCTTTCTTGTAAGCAGCCCTTGCTTACCAGAAGAGTGTGACACAGCTAGTGTGATTTACCTGGTTGATTTTGATAACGAAATGGTAACAATTCTGAGTCATCCATGTGCGTATCTACATCACGCTCAATATCGTTATCGAGATCGTCCATAGCGTTTGCCTGCCACAATAAAGGTGCCATCCTTTTCAAGGTTAATGATGCTGACCTGCACATTTGTGCCAATCTCCTCGATGATAATAAAGGCTTGCTGCCAGTTCATCGTGCCTTTAGTGTAATGAGCCTGCCTGACATCCATAAGATGCCCTGCTTCCCACCCACGCAGGATACGGCCTATACGGCCTCCAGAAGCCTCTGTAAAGGCCGATTGACCTGCCCTGTGAGTGTGTCCACATATAACGCTAATGCCCTGCCTACGAGCCGCGTCAAGGGCTGTAAGACCAGGTGTAGGCTTTACGCTACCTTCATCGCCATGAACTGCCACAATGCCCTTAGCAATGGCGTAAGGCTTCTTGTGGTAGGTAATTCCTAGTTCATCGAGTTTCATAAACTTCTCGAAGCGCAACTCTGGTAATGCCAAGAATGCAGGAATCTTCTTCATCGTTACATTGTAAAGTCTGTCTGTGTGATTGCTACGAATCATATGAGCTTCTTTAGCATGCTCGACTAATGACCAGAGAACCTCTACTGCTTCATCTCTATCAGCAGCTAGTGTCTGCTCGTACCACCCTGGTGTGTTCTCTGTCCATCGGGATATTTGTGGGAGATCGATTTCATCTCCAAGTGTAACAACAGAATCGGGGCGGTAAGTCTTAATAAAACTTGCAACATTTTTTACAGCAACTGGATCGTGATAGGGAACTTGTAAGTCTGGAACTACTACAGTTCTTTTCATTCATCCTCATCGTCATACCAGTCTGGCTCTGGGATATTTGGGTTAATAGGCGATGGAAGTATCCATTCAGGATAAGCCTGTTTCTCTACAATGATGGCAAGTGCCAAATCAACATCGAAGCCTGCGCGGCGTAATGCACGATACATTTCATGCACTCCGATAGCCCACGCATCTAACTTGGAATAGCCTTCATCCACAAGCTTCTTAGTTGCTTTTCTTGCCATGAGATAAGTGTCACCTCTCCAGAAGAGTTATTATTGTTTCGACACGCCCTTCAAGTCGATTCAATCTATCGTTCATCGATGAACCACCATTTGGTTTTAGTTCATTTAAGTAATGCTTTACTAGCCAGCGGATTGATCCGACAAAGCCAGTAACGATTGAGATGCCTGCAACTGCGAGAGCCGCCCAGTTAAGGGCAGTCATTACTTCTGAATGCCTAAACCTGAGTCGTTAGGATTTAACCAACGAATAACTGGTGGCAAGCATGATGAAAGTCCGGCAGCAAGTAATGCCTTTGGCTCTGTCACACCAGCTGCTGCAAGTGTTAGTACTGCTACTAAGAATGCTCTAGCCCATGAGCCTGCTGCTGTTTTAAGGTCTTTCATTTGTTGTTGCTCCTAGCATCGGGATGTCGAACCAGCGACCATTCTGATCGCCTTCTTTAGTGAATGAAATATGGATGTGATGATCGTGGCGGTTAATCCCATCATAAGGACGCCAACGCCAAGATTTCTTAGAGGAAGCGATCTTGCCTGCATAGATGATGTAAGAAATTCTCTTCTCACCTGCTTTGGCGCATAGGCGTATTTGGTCGGCAAGATAAGCACCTGTGCTGGGGCGTGAGTCGAAGTCCTTATCCACATCAATAGCCCTGACGAATCCGCTAGACGGATCGGGATTGTGGTCACTCTTACGATTGGCGTGTGCGGCATCGCCTATCCAGCCATCAGACTTTCTATCGCGGTCAGGAAAGGAATCATCAATCTGCTCACGAAGTTGTTGCCCTGCTTTACAGAGAAGCGGCTTCATCAAGACTCTTTAGATATGCCTGATAATCAGAGTTTGCAGGGTCATTAGGAATTACCCAACCATCTGAACTTAAAATGTAACCGTTTTCTAAGATTTGATAAGTGATTTCCATATTACAACTCCGAACTTGCTACATAGTGATAGAACAACCCGTTTTTGCTTGTGCCTGTTTCGTAAATTCTAAATCCAGTATCAGAAATTGGGTCTAAACTTCCTGTTTTACCAGCAGTTAAAGTTCCTGCTGTGTTAAAAGAACTTACTTTGTTTATAGTTCCTGCTGTATCATAAACAGTTACAGAAGGAGTATTTCTTTTTGTTACCTTAAAAGTAGTAATAGGCGCTACATAACCCGTTGTATCTGCTCCTGATGCGTTTCCACTTATTCCTGTTGTAGTGGCAGTACCAATGTTAGTTCCTTGTGCATAGGATTTTTCATAATACCTTTGGCAAGCCGCCAGTTCACCTTGAATAGTTCCTGTTGCAGTTTGGAAGGCTGTGGCTGTTCCCACTTCTAACTGCACTCCAGTTATTTCAAAGTAGTCATTTGTGCCAGCAGTTCCAGTAGTTAAATAATAAATATTTACGCCAACTTCTGTTGCGGTTGATGCAACAGTTCCAGCAAAAGTAAAACGTTGCCACGTTGCCGTAATGGTTGCTGTGCTGTTAATTGGGGTTGCTGATCCTGTATAACTGTTGATGTTTTGGTCTGTGCCTGTGCCAGTTTTTAACTGAACACCTAATTGGCTTGACGCATCTGAAAAGTTAGCACCCTTTCGAGCATAAAAACTCAACGTTACTGCTCTGCCAGCCAAAATTGCGCTGCTAGAAGTTTCCAAAGATTGCTGAATAGAGATAAATCCATTGGCAGTCACGCCACTGTTACGCTGAACTCTTGCACAATACTGAATAAAAGGCAGATTTGTTGTGTCGCCTGTTGTTTGTCGGCTTGTTGTTG